TCAATGATTCCCTGGTGATCGCACCAGTACGGTTTTCAGCATTATGCTTGAATTTGGGCTGCTTGGTAAGCGGCAATTACTTCTGGTGTGTGCACAGTGGCACAAATAGCCTGTACCTTGGCGTCCTCTGCGCTGTAGTCATCGCCTGGTCGGATGTAGTTACCTTTGATTTCTTGCGCTAAAAGATCGCCGTCTTCAGTGATCGTCAACACATAGCGAACGGCTACGGTCTGGTCTTGCAAGATTTCAATGCGGTCAATGGTTATTTGTTTTTCAAGCATGATGTTCCTTAAACAAAATGGGTTAGTGTTCCAATAATTGTTCCATTGGAAAATGCTGAATTTACAAGATTATTTAGCCCGTTTAAATCATAAAGATTTATCGCAGTAGCGCCAGTTCCAATAAGCGGAACAGCGCTTATTTTATTGTTTGAACACGATCCAACGCATTGATTTAATGAAGTAAATGGCACGCCACCTATTTTTGTTGCTAACACGCTTGCTGTAATTGGGTAAATAACTACAAATTGCAATGTAACTGATCTACCTATTCTTGTGTAAGTCCCCGTTGCTGCGGTAAAAACTATTCCCGCGCCAGATGAGTCAACAGGTGTCCAAGTGCCGTGTTCATACCAATTTAATATTGTGCTTGTCTTACCCGCTGCTGGAGTGTTAGCAGAAAAATCAAACCCTTTGGCTGCTGTGCCTTGAATTATGTTGCCTGTGGATAGCGTGGCGTTACCCACCAACGTAGGTGTAGTAATTGATGGGCTAGTGCTAAAAACTAAGTTGGTGCTAGTTGTTCCAGTAGCACCCGATGCCGTGTAACCTGTGATGTTGTTGAAAGATGTAATGCTGGCGGTAGAAGCGTTTGTACCTCCATTTGCTATTGGCAAAACACCTGATACATGGGTTGTTAAGCCAATCTTACCCCAGCTAGGTGCAGTTGATACACCGCCAGAAATAAGAGCGTTGCCAGTGGCTACGTCAGCAAGTTTTGCAAGAGTTGTAGTGGTTGATGCGTAAAGAATGTCACCTACGGCATAGGAAGTTTGGCCTGTGCCTCCCTTGGCTGCCGTAATAGTGCTAAGGCCAGGATTTAAATCGGATATGGCAACTTTGACTGTTGCACTGCTTTGAACAATAGGCAAAACTTCCGTCCCCACAACCGTAGCTGCGGAGGTTAATGCGGAAATTTTGCTATTAGACATTATTGCCAAGGCCCAAAACTTGCCGTTGTAGGAGTTATGATTGAACCACTAAAATATGTGAACGCATCTCCAGCAGTTATATCTACTGTTTTTGCGCCTCCACTAACGGCAATTTGGAGTTCAATATAATCACCTTTTGACAAGGACTGTTTTTTGTAAAGTAGCAAAGTAATGCCTGTTGGTTTTAATCCTTGAATAAAATTTCTGGCTATAGCATCAGTGCCATTTCTTAATAATTTGATTTCAAAATCATTGTGGTTTACTCCATCAGCACCAGTTACATAAACCGATGAATTAAGATCATAAATTCCAGTAAAAGGAGCAGTAAACCTGTATGTTGTGTTGTTAAAATTGTTGCCAATATCAAAATTGTCTACGTTAAATGGAACTGTAAATACAGTACCATCGCCAGTAACATTGGTTTGTGAAGCTGATACTCTTGTAGTAAAACAAGGCCCTAAAGACTTAACAAAATTTGTGCCTGAAGTACTATCAACAGTAATAGTGTTAGACGCAGAAAATAACCAGTTTATAGAGTTATAAATAGAGCCTGTAGAAAATTTAACCGCATTGCCAGTCAATCCTGTGTCACCAATTTTTAATTGGTTAATTGTTATTCGTGTTGCGTTGTTGTTAAATAAAACAACATCTAAAGCATAGTTAACACCTGGATCAATAGAAAGAGAATCAATTGTGCAAGCCTGAGTGGCGTTTGTGCCGTCGCCAAATATAACTGCTGAACTTATGACCGTTCCAACTTGTGTTTCACAATGCAACTGTTGAATAGTTACACCGCCACGGGCTAACTTAAAATTAGGCCCGTAATTGTTTGACGAAGTTAGCAACCCAAAAACCATACTCGCCCCACGTGGGTCTAAAAATACGCCGGATTTATCGTTTTCTGTTGACCCCATGTTGCCGTTCCAAAACCCTCGGTAGTGGGACACATACCACTCACCCGCAATATTTGTAAACGCTTCAGCAGAAATACGCAAGCCATTTTTACCGCAATAGTTTGCTCCCATCCAAGAAGCATTACATCCGTAAACTTGACCTGTAATGTTCCAGCCGTGTTCTGGCATAGAAAAACAAAACACATTTTCAATAATTAGATGGATTGCCGATTCCGTTGCATCCCCTGCATTAACAACTACACCGCTGCCAGTTGTAATTGCAGTGCTTGTCAGTGAAGAACCCGTATATCTAGCACCCGCAAAATTGATATTTCGCAATCCAACTTGAAAATCTTTATCTGTATAGCTGGTTGGGTATCCAGCCGCTTGAATTGTCACACTGTCTGAGCCAGTTTTATTCCAAAGAGTTGTTCCACCATTGATTGTTGTGTAAGTATCTATATCTGGAAAGCTAGCTGGCATATCCCCTAAAATAAATATACCTTGATTTATAGTTAGCCCCGTATGTACATAGCGGCCTTCAGGGATGTAAAGCGTTGACCCATACGCTGCGTTGATAGCATTTTGAAGTGCAGTCGTGTCATCAGTTGTACCGTCGCCAACAGCGCCAAAATCCTTCGCACTAATGTACTGACGCAATTTAGCTTGCACTGTAGTAGCTACAGCACCTGTACCAGCAGGATCGTATTGAACACTTGAAGCGTTAGTTGTAATGCCTGTGCCGTTAATACCTGTGATGTTGTCCCAAGTGGCAATTAAAACATCGGTGCTGGTATATAACGCAAATTTGTAGTTGATTCCTGCGGTCAGCCAAATTTCACCTGTGGCCACACGGCCTGCTGAATTTAAAATAATAGGGTTAGAGTGCGCGGTAGAACCAGATGCAGATGTGTAAGTAGTTTGAGGCGTTGTTGTTCCAGCCGCGTAGCTGTACAACTTACCGCCCGACAAAATTACGCCGCTGTCATTAAAAAATTGTTGGCCTGCTCCAGCAAGCGCAGAAAGATTGACGGCCATGATTAACCCTTAGTCGTAAGCGACGGTAAATGCTGCTGAAGTTCCAGCCAACACGATGTACAACCCTTTGTTGAAGAACAGACCCGCTGGAATATTCAAGTAGGTTGTACCTGCTGATACGGCAATAGTGTCTGAAATCTTAGGGTCGCTGGCGCTTGATGCACCTGAGTCATAGATTGTCAAAGTACCGCTTGAAGATGCTGACACAAAGATGCCGAACAGCTTGCCAGCACCAACTTTGATTTGGGTTGTCGCTGCGGTTTGGGTGTAATTAGCCATGATGTGTCCTTATGCCAAGAATTTCAATTTGTACAAAGTGCGGAGATAAATCTCAACGATATTATCAATCAGTTGCTGGAGCGATGAATCAGTTTTATCGCACACATCGTAACGAGCGCCTTCAATTTCAGCAAGGGAATCTTGCAAAAATTCAATGATGTTAGATGTCTTTTTTGCTGAGTTCAAAGTGATAGGGCCAATCAAACCATATCGGCCTTGGTACGCTTCAGCAAAGTCATCAGCCGCACCAATGATGCGTTCATAGAAGATGTTAAGTGCTGTGTGCTTGCTAAAGCTGCGAGTATTCAAATGCACAGAATGTGCAACATCCCGCGCCAAGAACAGCAAGCCTAAAAAATCAGCGGCTTTGTGTGTCATTGTGGCATTCCTTGTGGTGGCATCATTTCGCCTTCAGGCATCATTTCCATAGGCATGGACTCTTCACGCATCTCAGGCATTTGGTTCATCATGTCTTGCGACTCCATCGCCGCAGCGACTACACCCATCGCAATATCTTGAATCTGTTGTTCAGTCATGCCAGCTTGCACCGCAGCGATCCGCTTGGTTTCGGCTTCGTACATCTTAACTTCAGCTTCAAAATCTTTGCGCTGCATATCTTGCATCTCGATGGACTTGCCGACGTTTTGGATCATCTGGTGCATCTGCTCCATCTCTTGACCCATCGCTTGCATCTGCTGTTCGGCCATTTGCAACTCTGGTGACTTGTCGCCGTCTTCCATGAGCTTAGGATCAATCGTCTTGGCAAACCGCTTGGCCATCTCTTGCGCGCCTGGCCAATCCATGTTCTTCACGAACAGGTCACCGGCCACAGACCACAGTTGCGGGTTACCCTGCAACAGTTGAGCCATTGCTTCCAAGGCTTCTTGGCGCTTGGTCGCGTAGCCTGGGCCGGTAGCCACCACCACGTCGTACTTGCCGACGCTTGGGTTGTAAATCTTGTCGATCACAATGTCAGGGTTGTTCTGATCGGTAATCTTGCGGACTGCTTCCGGCTGGTCAGGGTTTAACTTGACCATATTGGTTTCGCCGTCCACACCAATGATGCGAGCCACGCGCTGGGTGTCGTACACCTTGGGGATCAAGTCCACCAACTGGCGCACGATGTGCCGTACACCACGGGCTAAGTTGTCGCCGTAGTGGTAAGTGCCCACGTCACCCTCGCGCTGGCGAGCCAAAATGGCTTTGCCTGAGCGTTCGTTGGACGACATGCCCAAAGATGCGTTGTATTGGCCGGTAGACGCTTTGATGTCCTCAGAAGCGCCTGCTTTGGCTTGCAACAGACCGCTGGAGGCCATTGGGGGCTGTGCCCTAGCTGGCAGTGGCAGGACAGCACCTTGGCCGTCTGTAACGTCTGGATTGACTTCCAAATACGGCCAGTTGGTCGTGTTGGCTGTCTTCCACTGAGTCTCGTACCCTTCAAACTGGCCGCCGTAGCCGATAAACGGTGCCTTGGGTGCTAGGGCCAACATCTCGGCTTCTTGGCTTACCCAGTAGTTGTACATGCGCTGGGCATCCTTGGCGTTACGCACAAGGCCAGACACATACAAGCGGCCATCAACCTCAAACTCATTGCCGACAATGCGAACTACGGGGATGTATTTCCCCGCCCAATCGCGTTCTTCAAGAATTTCGTAGCCGTTAATCTTGCAGTATTTAATTTTGACACGATCAGATTCACGAGATTTTTTAGGTTTGCCATAAATTGCTTTCAGTTGTTTGTCCTCTGGGGTGCCTTCAAATGCGGTCACGTTGCCAGGGTACAGGTTAAGCGTTGCTCTGTCGTAGTCTACGTAGTAGTAGTCAGCCACGCGCACAGTGTCTTCGGTGAGCCATTGGCTCAAATTTTGGTCACCCACACCCAGCGTTTGCAAGGTGGTGATGGGCGCGGAGTCGGGGTACATCCGCTGGTATTCGTCTTTGGTGACATCTTCAGTGATGAAGCACCATTGTTGATCCGCGCCGGTCGGGTCTTGGATCGTTGGATCCATGTAGACGCTGAATGAGTTGCGAACACGGCCAATCTTGATGTCTTGGTCAAACGTGTTTTCGTCGCAGTATTCGGTCAGGATGCGGATGTAACCTTCGCCGTAGGAGACTTGGTTTTCACACGCTGTATCGTAAGCAACGTCGGCGTCGCTGATGTATTCGATGTGTCTGACCATGCCGTTGAAGATTTCGGCGACTTCAATGTCTGCGTGGTCATCGGCTGGAATAACCTTGCCACTTGGGCGGTTCTGCCTTTGGTCATTGGTCACCTGTCTGACGTGCTGGGGTAACTTATTGATTGTCAGGCACGGTCTGGCGTTGATTGTCTGACCCTGCACAGCGCCACGGGTGGCCAACACGTCAGCAGGCCACTGCCAGCGATTGTCGGGTGAGCCAGCGTAGAACTTTAAATCGTCGATCTCATCTTGACGAGACTCAGACAGCGCGCCTATGGCCATGTCCAAACGCGAACGAGCAGTCGCTAAGACACTGGATGTTGTGTCCTTTTGCTTGCCACCGTTGGCCACAGCACCGGCTGCGGCGATGCCTGTGTAATCTGCCATTATTTTTTAGCCTTTGGTGCCGCGCGTTTGACCGCGTAAGCGATTGCCACGGCCTGTTTGACCGGCTTACCGGCTTTAACTTCCGCTTTGATGTTCTTGCGAAAGGCTTCGGGTGACTTGGATTTAACGAGTGGCATGTTATTTTTTCTTTGCGGTTTTAGCCGAATCTTTAAAATCTTTAGCCGTTGGCGCATTCTTGCTGCCAGGCTTGTTCATCTTCTCGCCAGAGCCCGCTTTGATGCGCGCTTGTTTGGCGTTAATGTTTGCGTAAAGTCCAGGTTTGGTAGCCATATCAACACTTCCATCGTTTAAGGGCTGCTTTAGCGCGTTCGCCGTCTTTGGCGTTGGCCGCTACAGCGCCCATTCTTGCACAAAATGAATCCTTGCGGCCTTGGTCTGCCTTGGTCTTAGGGTTGGGTGCTGGCGCTTTAAGGTTGGAGCCTGTCTCTCGGTTGTACTTCTCGCGCCCTTTGGCAGTCAAACCAGCGCCCTTGGATGTGGGTAACTTCTCGCCGCGCCCAACACTGAGTGATACTTTTTTTGTCATGATCCCATCCATGATGCGTTGACTCCACCGCCTTGCGCGTTCACGCGGCGGGTTGGCTCAACATATTGCCGATGCGCTACAGGAAACGCAAATGTAACAGCAATCGCGTCGGCTGCATCGGGCGACGCTAACCCACGCGACTTCATGTCCTTCTTCGACTCCAAGAAAATCGTGCCTCTTGAGTCAGGCTTCATCATAGGCGAAATCAAGTCCGTTTTCAAGAACCTGTCGTTCGGAATACTGGCCGTCTTCAGCCATTCGCGCATGTCGCCCCACATCTGCGCCCTCATGTTGCCGTACATGACGGGGTTCTTCGCCTTATTCCCGAAGTTCACCCCCTTGATCTTGTACCGCTGCTCTTTCAGCCTGTCCACAATCCCCGCCCCGAGGCCACCTTCGTCGATCACCACCAGCGTCGGCTTGTACTCTTCAATCGCTTCGATCACATGGCCGACTACAGTCATGGTGTCGTCCCCACGGTGCCGCATGATCTTCACGATGTCCCGCCCTTGCCGCACCGCGATGACCGTAGCGTCCGCCCCAAACCGTGCGGGGTCTACACCGATCACGATTGGCGCTGACTGATCCTGATACTTGGTGCGTTTCATGGCGTCGTCCACAATGTCAGCCCCGATGAACTGATCGTCACCCGCGTTGGGGAACTGACCGTACACCTCAACGTGCGCCTGCGCCGAGTCTGGCCCGTATTCAGCGATGATCCGCTCATAGACCTGTTTGTCGGTGCCTTCGACCGTCCTTGCGTCCACGACGCGGGTTTTCCAGAACTCTCTTTTACTGTTAAACGCTTCGTAGAAGTACCCAGTGTTGCGCCGAGGGTTAGAAAAGGCCAGCCAGAAGCGATTTGGCGTATTTTCTGTGAAAAAACCGCCAGTAACCGCCC